GGCTAGGTGGCCCAAATCTTGGATCTTCGCTACCTGACAGCATTCTCATTTCTGCGTCTATACCACTCATGGGATATTTTTCTTGCCAATTAGGATCTACTAGTATGCTAGAAGAATAATGTCGGCGGTCGGTGGTGGAGGATGGTACACCTGATATATCCTCTTTATCTAGATCGGCCATAAGTAGGTCTTCATCTGTAGGAAGTCGATCTAAATTCTCTCTAGTTACACCCATATTAGCATAATTTTGGTAAGCTCCAGTACCTGGCTGTAACGGAGAGGCTGGTTCAACTGGTGGTGGCAGATTCTGCTTTTCAATTGCAGTTTGACTGATATCCGTTGGATCTCCTGGTTGCAATACAGAGGGCGGTGCAACAGGTTCTGGTCCCATCATATTTCGTAGATCTTCTTCTGACGGATGGAAGAAAGGTTCTGGATCTGGCCATGTTTTATCTAATGGCTTTCCAGAATCGTCCGTATCACTTGGATGATAGCTTACATCTCTTTTTGTAGGAGTTGCTGGCATCTTTCCTTGTACTTCAGCAAGCTGTTCTTGTAAGCTATTCTTCCAACTTCGTGCTAGGGCTTCATCTCCTTTTTCATTTGGATCCCAATTTATACCGCCAATAAACCCTGATCGTGCAGTCCAGTACTTCCCATCTGACGTTATTCCTACTCCATCTGCTAATGTTCCAGCAAATCCTATAAGATTCCCAGGAACACCAGATGAAGGTGCTTCTGAACCAGTATACAAAGCTTGCCTGTTACGTTCTACTAACTGCTCTATGGAAAGCGGCATATAATCAGAATCTAGGCCAAGAAGAGGATCTACAGAACCAACTCCTCCTGTTGTATGAAAATCCTTATCGTACAGTCCAGAAGCGCCTCTTATTTGATCTTCATTGGGTCTTTCCCACTTATCCCCTATAGCTCCTGCCCCATCAGCATAATATCTTCCAGGACCATTAGTATAGAAAGCGTTTGCCTGTTGTTCAGTAATTATTCCTTTATCCAGTGCCGCCCATACCTGTGCAGCATTGTTTAAAGTAGCATGCTCTTCCCAACCACTAGGTGTTCCTGTCCACCACTCTTTTAGAGTATCTCCCATAACAGTCAAAGGACTGTCTGGTGTTTGAAAAAGCGCCCCTGTTCCATATGGTGCTATAAGTCCAAGAACTCCTTGTATTAATCCTTTAAGTCCTGTGTCTTTACCGTACCCCAGTATGTTATCAAGTTCCCTTTGTTTTTGACGCTCGTGTTCATCAGCATCTGTTTCAGGATTAATTATATGTGAAGGAACTCCTGATGGATTTCTTTGACCAATCCGCATTTGTTGTGCAGTAGTTGTCTGTTCAGCAGTCTGAAGAGAAGTCGTTGTAGGAGTAGAAACAGCAGACGAACCTGTGACTGCTTGTGAAAAGTCAGAGAACGGGGGCTGAGAAAAGGTTGTAGCAGATATCCCTGTTGCATTATAGAACTCTGTAGCAGTTAGGCCACTTGGAATAGGAGGAAGAATTTCTCCTTCATTAATAGGAAGACCCAACTCTATTCTTTCCAGTACTTCAGGCCACGTTAACATATTAGAATTTACAAAGTCTTTTGGGTTTAGACTTATAGTTCTGCCTGTTGCTTCCTGAAGAATAGCTTCTAGGTTGTCATCCGCTGCATCTGATTCACTTTGTTGAAAAAAGTTTGTCATCCTTGTGTGCCTTTATGGTCGCGTTTGTTGCATCTTTAAGACTAGTTAATATTTCCAGTAAAGCCAGCTTCCCCTGGAGTCGGCGCACTTCCAACTCCGATTCCTCCACCACCAACCGCCGACGCATCACCAGGGCCAGTTCCTGAAGGTACTCCTCCAGTGCTTCCCATGCCTGTTGGTTGTTGGCCAGCGGCAGCAGCTTCTTGGCCTGTTCCTTGTTGATCATTTGGCATTAACCCCTTTAAAACTTCTGCGAATATTGCGGCATCATTTACATCATTAACCAGTACTTCTGGGTCCATGTCTTGACTTATTGCAAGCTCTCGAATCAGATTCGGTATCTTGATAAATGGTGCAAGCATCGGATTAGCAACAGTCTGGAGCAAAGCTGTTAATCGTTGAGTGCGTACTTCCTTTTGTATTACTGCGCTGGTTCCCTTGGGTTTGATTTCCAAGTCACCTATCTTCTCTGGTGTGCGCTCGTTGAACTGCATGTTCCACTGAAAGAATGCTTCACCAAGCGGTTTGAGCAAGAAGTCATCCACATTTTTTATAACCGTCTTGATGCTAAGTCCTGCGCTGGACATCAACATACTCAGACCTGCAGCAGTACGTCCTGTTCCTGTAACACCAGTTTGTCCATGTACAATGGAAGGTATTCCTGTTTGTTCATCAGCAAGTTGCCTTGCTTTGTCGAACATCTGTATATTCTCTACTGCAGTGCTGGGAAACTTTATACCGTTTACGGCTGTGCCTGTAACACCAGACTGCCGTCTAAAGATCTTTCCAGGGTACACATCCATTGTCTGACCAGGAACAAGCTGTGTTTCGTCAATGTCGAAGACAAGATTGCCAGCCAGTGCGAGATTGTCAATTGCCATACGAATGTGACCATTCATCAGCATCTGGCTGTCTTCCATATTCTCTGCAACACCTACACCAAAGAGTTGATAGGGATTCAGTTCGTAGGGAAAAGCTTGGTAAGGTATTCGTGCAGGTATAAACGGATTGGCGACAAAGCGCAGTATATCGTTACCTGATATCCAGATGTTAACCTGAACGGAATCGTCCTTCTCTATTTCCTTTGGAACTTTAACGCCAATTTCTTCAGCAAACTTTGCGTCCAGCGTACCCCAGTACTCAAACACTTCAAAACGACTTCCTTGATAATTCGGATCGTCGTCATTAGAATAGAGAGTAGTTTCATAGTACTTTTCTTCATAATTTGGACCGCTTTGGAGAACATTGTCTATAGCCTCTTTATTAAAGTATGGACGCTTTGAAAGATCACGCACCTGCTCCCTATTCAACCTGTGCCGTTGTATGATATAATCGGCATCACCTACGTTGGTTGCACTGGGATCAGGATAAAAGTCCCAACAGCTAACTGCTTCTATACGTGGAACAGTACGATCCATTGGGCTGTATTCACCACCTTGCCAGTTGTGAATTGTTTTGCTGTAGTTAAACGGCCCCTTTATAATACCTGTACCTAACAAAGCACATTCAAAGATTGCATGTCGAAGAACAGTAACAGCATTAGTGTCCAGTAGCTGATCGTGGATACACTTCTCCATATTACGAGCAGCTTCATCTGCAGGACTAATCTGGGGTTCGCCCATATGTGCAGGACCAGAAGCAAGGTTAGCTCCTTCGTATTTAGACGCTAGTCCTCCAAGGTCTGCTGGTTGCGGTCCCTTTTGCTGTTGCATTGGTGTCGCTTGCATAGCTCCTGGAAGAAGCTCTTGCCCATCACCTTCAAAACCATACGGGCTTTTCTCATTGCCCTGTAGTGGTACGCTAGATAAGTGGGCAAACTCATCAATACCGACAGGCATCGGAGTCGCGTCAACAGATATAGGAAACTTATTATTAGCAAAGAGTATATCTATAATCTGGCCATAGGCTGCAAGAACTTTAGTCTTGGTAATCTTTATAAAGACCTGACTGCGCTCGTTATCTCGATACTGCGTTGTCGAGTCGTAGATACCACGATAGTTCTTGTACGATTTGAGCCAACGTGTTTCGTCGTTTCTACGTCCTGTCTCTGCATCTGAGAATCGAGCTTTAACAGTCCCTATAATACTGTTGTAGTTCTCACGATCTTCGTGTAGATCTATAAGTCCTTCTGTCTTGTTCGTTACAACAGTCTCGTTGTCTTCGTCCAGAAAAGATTGGTCAGCCATATACTGTACTCTGGTTAGCCGTTAATACCTTTTTGCTTGTCAGCCGCCATAATCATAGCTGATTGACCCATATGCTTACTTCCACTCTCTGATGGGAAGTCTTCCGTAAGTTTACCGTTCTTGGTTCCAGGTGAGAACTCAAGTTTAGTCCTGTAGAGCGCAGATTCATTAACTTCTGACGTTGCTCCATGTTTCTTCATCTGGCCCATGATGTAACCAGATTTGTACGCTTGTGGATTACCGTATGGCATAGTGTGTACCCTCCTTTGGGCTGTGGTTGTTAATTACTAAAATACAATACCTTCTTCTTTTTCTAATTCATCAAGAAAGGCTTCTTTGAGTTGTTCCTCGCCTCGTCTTTTTGCAAAAGCTCCCCTCTTTTCCCTACTTATTTTCATTTGTGCTGCTGGATCAAAAGAAAGTTTAGGAAATTTAGCTATTTTACTGGCTTCCCTTTTTTCAAGTGCTTCAGTATCGTAAGGAGCAAGGCCACCTTGCCAATCTCTTGTAGTAGGAATACCTGCAGTAATTTTTGCAACATTGCCTAAACCTAGTTCTTCTTCGTGAAATGCTGCTTCGTCTGGTGGCATAGCCATAGCCCCTTTCTGTATCATGGCTTCGCCAAACAGATGCTCTACCTGTCCTGGAGTACTAAGTCCTCCGTAGACATGAGAAGGGGGTTCGCCAGCATGCATTTTAGCTCGTTTCTCAAATTCTTCTGACGCAAGATCTCTAGAATAGAGTGCAGCACCTAGACCTATACCTACTCCTACTATTCCTGCTTTTGGGATACCAGCAGCACGTCCTGTTGCGGCTCGTTGTTGTAATCTGGCCATAAGGTCTTTGGTTCTTTCTCGCCATTCTGTAACAGATTCGCCCTCTTTAAATCCTAATTCTTTTAGTTCATCTGGAGTAGCAAAGTCTTCAGGTTTTATCTGTGACTTTGCCTGTGCTTTTGCTTTATCCTTTGCTGTGTCTACACGACCTGAACCTCGCTTACGTAGCGCAGCTTCATCGTTCTGAACGTTATTCCAAGCTTCATCCAGATCTGCGCTGTAGTCGTAATCTGGACTGTAATTGTTGTCTAATCTCTGAAAGTCAAGGATATCGCCCTCTGGTACAAGAATATTTGGATCATATTCTAGTATATCTCGTAAAAGACCATCTCTTCCGTTAATTTGCTCCATCCAGAATTGCAGTCTCTCTGCAGGAAGATCAGGATAAAGTTCTTTTAATATTTTCCTATGCTCTTTAATTCGTTGTCTTCCAGGACCAGTTGTATCTACTGGTAGCGGATCTGTTGCCTCTGCTGGTGCAGAAGCCCTACTTTGCATACCTTCAAGTAAAGCAACCTCACCTGTTGGTAGTGTAGCACCTGTTCCTTTATATATGTCGGGGTGTTGCAGGGGAACAGGGTTAGCTTCTAAACTTGGAGAGCTAATACCAAATGCATCTACTACTTCTTTAAAAGTTTTTAACTTTAGAACCTGCGCTACTTTTGAACCAAGCCAGTTTCTCATTTTATTAATAGGCTGGTTCTGTGCCTGTATCCTCTCTTCAAGAATAGTCGTATCTGCTATAAAGTCTCCCCCTGGTTCATAAAACGCTTTTGAAACAGTTTTACTGTCTATATGTCCTAAACTTTGAGATATTTGCTCTGATGTAAAACCAGCCTCTTCTTTAAAGATTGCAGTAAGAAACTTTCTGAAGAACTTTGTAGTAAATTGAGGTTTACTTTTAGCTTCTTCAAATTTTACTTGACTCCAGAAATCAGCAAATGTTTCTCTAAGTCCTGCATTAAGATAAGAATCTGCAAGGTTGCCTGTATTTACATCTCCAAACAATGAGAAAAAACCATCCTTAACATGCTTTCCTTGTGCTGCTACGGCTCTTGCTTGATCCTGGAGTAATATTCCCCATCCTTCCCCCAGAGGTATTGGAAAGTATCTTTTCATACCCACAGCCTCTTGAGATATATGTATTTGGCTTGGATCTGTAATATCAAAATAAGGAGGTAGTTTGTGATACTTATTTTTTAAAGCTTCTTCAAATGCTGCTTTATTGCCGCCCCATTTTTCAGGATCATAGACTACTGTTGCCAAAGTATTACTAATTCTTTCCTGATGTTTACCAAAAAATAAACCTGCAATTTTGTAGGTGTTATGATCTACAGCGTCTGCTCCTGCTAAAGGAGACTGCATGTTACTTACTACTTTTTGCAGACCTTGGATAAGTCTTGCACTGCCCATCCAACCTGTTGGTTTTTGTGTACGTCTAGGCTGCATAGTAATTGTTTTTTCTATATTTGCGCCTAGCTCTTTTACTTTCGTACTAATCGAGGAAGGAACGACTTTTCCAAGCGTATCTTTCCAAATATGATGTATATCACGTACAGCATTTGCCAGAGTTCTGGGATATTGTATTTCCCCTAATTTTAAAGTTTGTAGAATGTCTGGATCGTTTAAAGCAACAATAGGCAAAGCTCCCGTAACAGTTCTTATGGGTACTTGACGTTTTACATTCTTGCCATCTATCTCGTCTACTATTAGAAAAGTAGTGGGTATATTTTTCTTTTTATTATTTAGAATATGTGTGCCTAAATTATCCTTTATCTTATTTTTAAAAAGTCGGATATTTTCCCAAGCTATTAAGGAAGTAGGGCTAGGATTAGCAACTTTTGTCCCAACTCCTTTTGGCCTACTTTTGTGCGGATAATGCTCTATACCTGCAGCTTTAAGAACTGCTAAAGCTTGTGGGTAGTCACGCTGTAATATTGTATCGTTAAAGACATTTAGTCCTCCTCTCTGTAAAGACATAATCATGCTTTGACGAATAGTTAGATCTTCAGGAGGTATACTTAATAATTGTGCTTTCGTTGGAACGTCTTCTGGTAGGAGGCTTTCTATGTTTCTCGATTGTCTCTGTCTATAATCGTCAGGCAACGGAGATCCTGTGTTCTTGAATCTTGTAGCAGTCTTAGCGGCATCCCTATCAGTAAGACCAGCGAACTCATCTTCAAAAAAGAGATATCTGATTAGATATTCAAAAGCTTGCGCTTCATCTATTTTTGGTGTTTTTGGTGGCATTAGTATCCAAATACTCTGTCTGCTGGTTCAAAGGTTTGTTTCTTGATCTGATTAAACAGGCTCTGCTGTGGCAGTCCTGTTGGTCTTGTCATGCACATGTACCTCAGTGCATCGTAGGCATGATCTTCTGCCTTGGTATCAACGTCCTCGCTATTGGTCTTGGACAATGGTAGAGTAGGTAGAGTTCGTACTAGGTTTGTACAGGTTGCGAATACCTTTAGTTTGGGTTCTCCTGTACGTTCATTAATAGCGAGTCGTCGATGTAGTTCTATCTTTCCAGGTAGTCTGTTCTTATCTGCTGGTATCCATCTTACGCCGTTGCGTATCATGCTTTCTGCAATACTTGGTCCTGTTCCATGCTTTGACCAGCATGATCCGTCAAGAACAGAGATCTGCATCAATGGATCATCGGCCTCTAGAGCGTTGACTATCTGTGCCAATGCTTCTCCTGTATAGCCCTTGTCGTAGAGTTCCCGATAGATCCATATCGTACCGTCCCAATCTACTGCGCCCCAAAGAACGCAGCTAGGACTACTATAACCATAATCGGCTGCTCGTAAGCGAGGCCAATTGTAAGGTACTTCAAATGGTTCAACAACATGTACACGCCGTTCAAATTCAGAGAATGCCGCTCCGTCTGCTACGTCCCAATCACCCTCCAGAAGCCTTCTTCGTTCTACCTCTGGCAGGGAGAGCAGCATTGCCTCGTACTCTCCACTCTCCATCAGGAAAGGATTGTCTGTTAACCTTGCAGGTATAAACCTTCTTTGGTAGAGAGGCTTATCTGGGTGTACTGGATGGTTAGGTCCATAGCGTAGGATCTTCTTTGACTCTATATCTGTAGCCCAGAACGGTTCGTTAGGAACAGCAGGATCTACAAACATTCGTTTTAACCACCAACCACCTATACCTCCTGGGTTGGCAGATGCTCTCATGTACGTTTCTATACTAGGATCTGTTGTACGTAGACGAGAGCGAAGATAATTCCAAACATATGGAGTAGGATACTGTCCCAGTTCATCAATACCTATCCATGTAAAACTCTGACCCTGATACCTTGTTACGTCTGTGTCCTTGTCAACGTAACTAAACAGTGCCGTTGCACCACTGGGAAAGGACCATGTATTCTTTGACTCTCTAAAGATCGATCCAGGAAACGCCTTTGGATAA